CGAAATGCCAGCGGTAGCCCGGCTTATAAGCCTTGGGTCACTCAGGCGTCCATTTCCCCTTCGGCAGCGGCAAACGTCGTCGCCCTTCAAGAATCAGACTAAAGGAAGCCTGTAAATGCCGATTGCAACCGATTTCACCATATCCGCAACCGGAGACATTCGGCGGCAAGCGGGGGCCGGTACAACGGTTTACTCGGTGCTGGAACTGCACCAGTGGTTGCAGGACTTGGCAGATGATGCGGCGGCAACGGGCAATGACCTGCTTGATATTATCGCGCCGAACCCGTCGAAGCTAGACGGCCCGCGCGATGCGGCAGTTGCTTCGCGCTTGAACCTGCTAACTGAGGGCGCGGTTGCCTTCAATCTTGACGACACTGCCGCGCAGTTTGTCAACTTCGGCTCAATCAAGCAAACCGGGGCGGCGGTCCAATACTCGGGCCTGAAAACCATCGGCGGCATTGTCGCAGGCAGTCCGATCTATGTTGTTCAAAGCGGCAGCAAGATTACAAGCTTCTGGCCGAACGGTCATGTGCAAATCCTCGTCAAGGTCCGCACGGGCGGCTCCCTTATCGACAGCGGCAACGTCACCGCATTCAGCCGGAAATGGGGGCAAGCATATTCGCACTTCGACGTGAACCTTGCGGCGGGCGGCGAAAGCAACGCGGCTCTTTCAACAGCCTTGGACAGCAACATTCTGCTGACAGAAGCCAATGCTGCGGCTCTGTCCGCCAAGGTTGCGGTGGCCTTCGGCGATACCACGCAAGACCTGGGCAACGGCAACGGCGGCAAGCTGTATAAAGGCACCATCACGCTGTCCGGCGGTGCCACATTGTCAGAAGCCTACCAGTATCTCCAATACCTCACGCGGGAAAACAGCGCGGCCACCCTAAACAGCGTCCCCGGATGGCGCTACCGGGTGTTGAACGCGGCCTACACCGAAATTCCTGCGGCACCCTTCGGCACCTTCGCGGGGGGTACATTCTTTCTTGCGCAAGGCTGGTGGATTACCGGCGTTCTTCCGGCAGAGGCAACACGCTACCAGCTTATCGCCCATGATGGCACAACGCAGGTTCCGCCGACTGTTGTAGGCATCACCGTGGGCAACCTTGTGTCCGGCGACCGGGTGCTTGTGGCGCGGGACAATGGGTCGGGCGGGCTGCTGAAAGACGAATACACGCCCGTTGCGGCGTCATCGGGGGCCACGGCCCTGCAAATTGTGGAAAGCATCAAGACTGACACGCCTTCCTCTGGCGTCATCCGGATCAAGGGCCTGCGGTACACGTACTCGTCTTTCAACGCTGGCACCAAGACCTTCTCGGGTCTGTCCCCGGCGCTGGCGAGTAACATTGTCGCGGCGGATGAAGTGTTCGTGCCCTTCATCGACCGGCAAGCGACGGGCGCGGTGGAAAGCGTCAGTTTCATCTATGCTAGCAACTTCAATACCCGCGTCGATGTCCGCAACGGCAGCGGCGGTTCGCCCATCGTCCCGTTTTCAACCACGCTTTCGATCACCAATGCAGGCGGTAGCGTTAACGCAAGCCGAAACAGTGATGTGTAATGGCCTATTATGCCGCGCCGTTCACCTTTGATTTTGTGGTGTCCCGCATTGATGTAGATGTGGGTGTCCAAGATGTTGACTGCGCCACGCTTTACACTGCGATAAAGGCCGCACAGGCCAGCGTTGAGGGGATTATCTATGACCGGATCGGGCGCGGATCGGGACTTAACAACCTCGGTCCAGGGGTCCAAGTCGGTCTCACCGTCGAGGTATTGGGGGACTGGCAACTGCGTTTTCCGGCAGGAAACTACGTTGCCCGCATTGCCGGTGGAAACTTCATTGGCGGACCCGGTGGAGACCCCATTTCCTACACCGCCGGAGTGCAAACCCTTCTAATCCAGTCCGCCGCGTCAACAGTGGTGACGGCAGGCGGCAGCGTGCCGACGGCTGCACAGAACGCAGCGGCAGTGCTGGCAGCGGCACAGGCTACGCCTATCCACGCGGATATTCAGCGGGTCAACGGCGTCGAGATTATCGGGAGCGGCGTTCCCGGTGACAGTATGCGGCCTGCCTGATGACTGTCTGGGCAGGCGGTTTCTGGCAACCCGGCTTCTGGGCTACCGGATTCTGGCAAGAAGCGCCGATCCGGATTGTTGCCGATGACGGCGGCGATGTGGTCAAGCGGTTTTTCCGCGACCGGCAGATCAAGGAGTTTGAGGACGCCCTGGCCGCTATGGCCGAGGATGCCCCGCAGGAAGCCGCACAGGCGGCGCTGGTGGCCTTTGCCCCGGTTGCGGCGGCAGTGGTCGGGGAAGCGGAGATAGCGGCTGCACGGGCCATTTCGGACGCCCTGCGCACGGCGATGGAACGACAGCGGGGCCACGCGGCCTTGGTGCGGGTGATTGAGGCCGAACTGGCGCGCATTGTGAAGATGCGGCGCAGGCGGCGGGATGAAGCGGCATTGCTGCTTTTGGGGGCGTTATGAGTGCCGGTGAAGCCCAATTCCTGCTAGACAGCGAGACTGTCAAAGAGATTTTTGCACAGCTTGAGCGCGATGCCATTGAAACGGCTATCGGCGCAAAGCTGGGCGATGATGAATGCCGCCGCAACGCTTTAGGCGAAGTGCGCGCCATACGGTCATTGAAATGGAAGTTGGAAGCCCTTGTGAGGGCCAAGACCACTCCGGTTTCAAGGGCCGTCGTTTAACCTCACCAGCAAAGGATGCTGAGAATGGACGCAACCGAACAGGTTAGCGAGGACTACGCTTTTGACGACGAGCAGGCCGTAGAAGGCGAGGCCGAGGATCAATCTCTTGACACCCTCGAATCCGCCCTTGATGCACTCGAAGACGACAGCGAACCGGACGGAGAACCCCAGGGCGAAGAACCCGACGCGGAACCGGCGGAAGAAGATGACAGCGTGATGGTCACACTGGACGGGGACGAGAAAGTTACCCTGAAAGACCTTAAAGCCGGGTACTTCCGGCAGAGGGACTACACGCAGAAAACGACGGAAGTTGCGCAGGAACGGAAAGCGGTAGAGGCCACAAAGGCCGCGCTTGCCGAGCGCACATCTGTCTTGGAAACCGCGTTGCAAAACCTTGGCGGGTATCTGCAAGGCTTAATCCCCCCCGAGCCGCCCCTGCAATTAGCGCAGACCGATCCCGGACGCTATCAGTACCAGCGGGCCTTGCGTGAAAACGCAATCGCCGAGTTGGGTCAACTGGTCAGCATCAAGGGGCAGGTCGATACGCATAATCAGGCGGTTTCGGAGGCTGAACTTCGGGAATACCGCGACCGCGAACAAGCTGCGCTGGTGAAAGCCATGCCAGCACTTGCGGACCCGGTGAAAAGAGTTGCGTTTGATCAGTCGGTAAAGGCCGCCGCGAAAGCGTTCGGGTTTACCGATGAGGAAATCAGCGCGACCGCCGATCATCGCATATTGCGCCTCGTTCACTTCGCCCGCTTGGGGCAGAAGGCTGAGGAAAACCGCAACAACGCGAAGAAGCGGATTGAAACCCCGAGGATGGGAAAGGCCACACCGGCAGTCGCGCCGGTGAATGTAGCCCAAGAAAAGGCAAAGCGACGTCATGCGCAAATCGGCACAATCAAGTCGGCGCTTGCAATCGACTTCGACTGATCGTGCCTACCCATGAGGTAGTGTTATGGCTGTTATTACCAACACCTTCACCACGGCCAGCCCGAAAGGCAACCGTGAATCCCTTTCCGATGTGGTGTCTCGCATCACCCCGGAAGACACCCCGATTTATTCGATGATCTCGAAGGAATCGACGACCTCGATCTTCCCGGAATGGGAGATTGATACACTGGCGGCACCGGCTGCAAACGCGCAGCTTGAAGGTGACATCTACACCTTCGCCGCCATTGCGCCTGTGACCCGTGTGGGCAACTACACGCAGATCATGCGCAAAGACTGGGTTATCTCCAAAACCCAGCAGTCGGTGGACAACGCGGGCCAAGCTGAACAGGAAAAAACTGTCAAGCTGAAGCGCGCCATCGAACTGAAAAAAGACACGGAACTTGCCATCATCAGCAATGCCGCGTCTGTCGCTGGTGCAACCCGCGTGATGGGTGGCCTGCCGTCTTGGTACGCTACGAACGTCTCGCGCGGTGTGAACGGTGCAAACGGTGGTTACAACACCGGCACCAAGCTGACCGTTGCTGCTACGACCGGCACGCAGCGGGCCTTCACCAAGGCACTTCTGGATACGACGATGCAAGCGTCCTACGTTTCGGGCGCGAACATCAAGTTTGCGGTTGTGTCGCCCTATGTGAAGTCGGTTTTCGTCACCTTCATGTCGGATACCAACGTGGCCCCCTTCCGCATGGCGGTTTCTGCTGACAACAAGCGGACCATCATTGCGACGGCGGACTACTACGAAGGCCCGTTTGGCCGGATCGCGGTTGTTCCGAACCGCGTCATGGCGACTTCGGCGGCTGTTGCCCGTCGCGTTCACCTGATCGATGACGAAATGCTTGCGATGAAGGTTCTGCGCAAAATCGCGTCGGACCCGGAAGTGACGACCAATGCCGACTCCAAGGCAGGCGTAATCATCGGCGAGCACACGCTGGCCGTCAAAAACGAGGCCGGTCTTGGCAGCATTGAGGATATTTTTGGCCTGACCGTTTCCACCTAATGACACCGGGGCAGGCTTCACGGCCTGCCCTTCACCCTAATAAGGAGCGCCCCAATGGCGACGAAAGAAACCACCACCCCCGTTCTGATGAAATATGCCTACTGGCCGGAAGAAGACGTTCGCGTTGACGCGGGCCAGGTGATTGAACTGCCGCTTTCCCAAGCCAAGGCGCTGATTGCCGCTGGCAAGGCGGAAAGGGCAGACGCTTTTCCGGGTGAAAAGTGACCATCCGGGACGGCGCGTGGTCGCTTTTCGACTACGATTTCAAAACCGGGCGGCAGGTGTGGAAGACCGTCAACGATGACGGCTCGACCACCTTCCGCACCGACTATCGCGTTGATGACGTGCTGGAAGCCAACCACACGGCGCGGTCGGCAGCGGCGGGGACAAAGCACGGCGACTGGTCGCGTATCGCGTCCATCCCGCTGAATACGTTCTACGCCGAATTGGAAGAGGCGCAAAGCCAGATGGACGGGCGGTATATCGACCGCTGGCTTGCGGAAAACCCGAAGTTCAAGACGCGATAGGATAACCGGTGGACCTTCCCGAACTCATAGCCGAAACGGTTGAACGGACAGGGGACAGCGGCGTTCCTACGCGCGCCTCGATCTACCTGCAATTCGCCGAGGCGGACCTGAACAGGCGTCTGCGCATCGGGGCCAATGAAACCGTCGCCACCCTCACAACGGATGCCAGCGGCAACGTGAACCTGCCCGCCGATTACAGCGAATTGCGGTCGCTATTCATCGCCGGGATGCCCGTGCGCAACACGGCCTTGCCGTCGGTCGAAGACAAGCTGACGCCCGGTTACACGATTCAGGGCCACCAGTTGCAGACGACCTACGCCAACACGCCCGTGACGCTGCACTACTACGCGGCAGTCCCGACCCTGCAAACGACCGGCACGAATTGGCTGATCGTCGCGGAGCCGGAAGTCTACATCTACGCCATGATGCGGCAAGTCTACTTGGCGAAACTGGACGTTGAAAAGGCGCAAGCCTGCGATGTGGTCCTGACCGGCCTGATTGCCGAAATCCAGCGGGCCGACCGCATCAAGCGGTTTGGCAAGCTGCCGTATCGCGTTGCAGGGGTGAACCCATGATCAGCGACATCCTGCCCGAAATTCTGGCCGAGTGCGGTATTGACCGCGCCGCGCCCGTCATCAGCGACGGCTCTTTTGAAATGCGCCAGATCACGGCCCTTCTCAATGCGGCGGGCCGGGAGATTAACACGCGCAACGAATGGGCGCGCGGGGCGGTATCGTTCACGGCGGCAAGCGTGGCATCGGTCGCCTTGCCCGCCGATTTTCAGGAATTGGCAGAAACCGGGCCGGTAATGGTCGGCACGGGATACAACCCCGCGCGTCTGGTGACATCGCCGGAACTGTGGCAACTGCTGTCCCGCACCCCGTCTGCACAGAATTATTTCCGGCTGGAAGGTGGCAGCATCCTCTTTGCCCCGGCTATCGGCGCGGGCGGCGTGACAATCCGCTACCAGTCGAAGAACTGGCTGGGAACGAAAGACGCTGTGACGGCAAATACCGACACGGCCATATTCCCGGAGCGGCTGCTGGCGCGTGGGGTGATCTATCGGTGGAAGCGGTCCAAGGGCTTGCCCTATGAAGACCTTATGGCCGAGTTTGAGGCCGATCTGGCGACGGCGGCAAACGCCGACAAGGGGCTGGCATAATGCGCCCCGCCCGCAAGGTAAACCGCACAGCACAAGCCCCTACAGCGCAGCCCGTGGCGTTCCCCGCGCCAATCGGTGGTTGGGTGGAGAATTTGAACATCGCCACGGGCGGGCCGGGAACGGCGCGTGTGATGGAAAACATCTTCCCCGGCGTGCAGGGGTGCCGGGTACGCGGCGGGCGGAAAAAGGTGGCGACCGTAGGGGTGCGGGTGAAGTCCATGTTCACCTATCAGTCGGGGGTCGTAAACCGGATGTTTGCGGCCACGTCTGCCGCCATATATGACATCACTAGCTTAATACCGTCCACGGTCCCCACGGCTGCCGTTTCCGGCATGGCATCGGGCTACTGGTCAACGGTCCAGATGGGGACGGCGGGCGGCGAGTTTCTTGTGGCTGTCAACGGCACGGATACCCCCAGGACGTTCAACGGCACGACCTGGGCGACAACCTCGATCACAGGCGTGACATCATCGGAATTGTCCTATGTGTCGAAGCACAAAAGCCGCCTGTGGTTTGTGCAGAAGAACAGCCTCAAGGCATGGTATCTGCCCGTGGATAGCATCGCGGGCGCGGCGGCTGACCTGTCCCTGACGGGCGTTATGCAGCGCGGCGGGTCGCTGATGTTCATTGCTACATGGTCGCAAGACACAGGCGACGGGCCGGATGACCGGATCGTGTTTGTGTCCACCGAAGGCGAGGTTGCCGTTTACGAAGGGTCCAACCCGGCGTCGTCGGCGGATTGGGCGCTAGTCGGCCTGTATAACATCACAAAGCCGCTTGGCCCCAAGTGCCATTTCCCGGCGGGCGGTGACCTTGTTATCGGGACGGAAACCGGATTGATCCCGCTTTCTGCGGTCACGCAGAAAGACCCCGCTGCAATGGACGTATCGGCGCTGTCGGCGGCGATTGAGCAATCATGGCGGGATCAGGTCAAGCGGCGGACGGTAGATCAGCCTATGGAAATGGTCAAATGGCCGCGCGAAAACATGCTGATGGTTTCGTTGCCGCATGACCAGACGACAAGTTTTGTCGCCAATATCCAGACCGGCGCATGGTGCAAGTATATCGGCTGGGACGTGCAGGCCGCGACGGTATTCCGGGACCAAATGTATATCGGCGACCGTGCGGGGTTTGTTTACGCGGCGGAAGTCGGCGGTTCGGATGAAGGGGCGGCAACCGGGGGGTTGTTTGTTCCCGGAATGCCTGGTGCGGGAGGCACCGGGCCGTGGGACTTGGCTTCGCTTTACCCGACCGGTGTGGTGCGAGACCTTGGCTTCGGCGGCGTCGGCGTCATTCACAAAGATTTTGTATTCAAACCAGACGGCACCAGAGCCTATATTGTAGACAGCCAAGGCATTTCATCATTCAACACTGCGACGGCATGGGGTATATCAGGTCTGACAAATATTCTAAATATACCACAAATAAGTCAGTTTAACTCTTTGGCGTGGAAGTCCGACGGCACCAAGTTTTACACGTTACTTGACAACGGTATTTTAGAACAAAATACCACCTTTCACGCTTCTGGCAATCAGTATTTGTGGACTATAGATACTGTAGCCGTCGACAGAAGTGTGTCTTTTTCTGGCGGTGCGCCGTTTGGCATGGCTTTTAATGCCGATGGGACAAAAGTGTTTATCGGCCTCGGCAGTACCATTACGCAATGGAACCTGTCTACGGGATGGGACTTTTCGACTCTGACAAACAGCGGTCTGACACTGACTCTGCCGCCCGGCACAGCGGGCGATCAGCCCAGCAGTTTCGACTTCAAGAATGACGGCACAAAACTTTATGTTGCTGCCAACGCTCCGGCCAACCGAAGGATATACAGCTTCACGCTGGCGTCCGCATATACGCTGGCCGGTGCGGCGTTGGACGCATACAGCGCGTCCATGCCCTACGTTTCCGGGTTCACCTTCAAACCGGACGGGACGCGGCTTTATGCGGTAAATGACGACACCAACGAGATTGTTGAATATGGGTTTTATGGCGTCGGAATCGACGGTGTTTCGGCCATCACGGGTGCGCCGTATGTCTGCAAACTGTCTTACATGCCGTCGGACCTTGGCGGCACGGCAACGGAAAAAACCGTGGGGATGATCCGGGCGCGGTTCCTGTCATCCGGCCCGTTAACACCGCAACTGTCTGTTGCAACAAACTACGCGGTCGATTTCCCCCCCGCGCCTGCCGCTACCGCTATCCCGGCGGGTGGTGGTTCCCTATGGGGCGTTGCCCGGTGGGGTGTTAGCCGCTGGGGTTCTGGCGATCTAAGCGCCGTGCGCGGGACGTATGATACCGGCTGGATTTCAGTTGGGGCGAATGGTCAGGTCGTTGCGCCGCAGTGGCAGATCGTCATTGACGGTGACGGACGCCCTTCGGCGGAATTGCTAGTGATTGATGTTCTGATGGAACCCGGTGGCATTTGACCCAAGAAGATGTGGCGGCATTTGTCGCGCGGGAACTTGGGTTTGCGCGGGGATTCGGCGAATGCGCGGCCATCGGGTTTGGCACGCCTTTGGTGGCGGGTTTTGTCTATCACAACTGGAACCCGGAAGCGGCAACCATTGAAATCAGTGGGGCCTCTACACGGCGGGACTGGTGCAACAAATCGTTGCTGAGAATAATCTTCGAGTACCCCTTTGACCAGTTGGGGTGCCAGTTGGTTATTGCGCGGCACTCTGTCGATAATACGCGGGTGCGGCGCATTTGGAAATCACTAGGGGCGGATGAATATATTATCCCTCGGCTGCGAGGCCGGAATGACGATGAAGCGATTGCAACCCTGACCGTGGAAGCATGGCGAAAAAGGAAGATGTGATGGGTACAGGTATCGGGGTGCGACCGCCAGCTATGCAGTCCAGAAAGCAAGTAATGCCCGGACGGATGCAAAAACCAATGCAGCCGCAATATGGCGCGCAGCAAAACATGCGGCAGAACATGCCGCAGTGGATGCAGAACATGCAACCTCAGTATGGCGGGCAACCCATGCGCCCCGCGTCTGCCGTGATGCCGCCGGATTGGCAACAGCAGCAACCGCCGCGTCCTATCTCGCCCGTCATGCCGCCGAATTGGCAGCAGCAGCAGCCGCTTCGCCCATCGTCTGCCGTCATGCCCCGCGATTGGCAGCAGCAGCCCGCGCTTATGCAGATGATGATGCAGAGGAAGTAATCATGGGAAACCCAAAGCAAAAGGCCCCGCCCCCCCCGAATCCCGTTGACGTATCCAAGGCGCAGACCGGCACTAGCGTTGCAACGGCGCTGGCAAACACGTCATTGCAGAACGTCAACCGCGTTGGCGCGGATGGGTCAACGCTGACCTATAACCAGACGGGTTCCAGCGCCTTCACCGACCCTTATACGGGGGTCACATACCAGTTGCCGCAATACACGGCGACGGAAAGACTGTCTGCCCCGGCGCAGGCGATCTACGATACCCGGCAGGGGGCCGAGCAGAACCTTGCCACGGCGGCACGAAATCAATCCGGCAACGTGGTCAATTCCATGTCGCAGCCCTGGAATCCCGATACAGCCGCGATTGAACGGCGCATCTTTGAACTTGGGTCCAGCACGCTGAATCCGATGTTTGAACGGCAGCGTGGCGATCTGGAAACCCGTCTGTCTAATCAGGGCATCAAGTTGGGTTCGGCGGCATACGACCGCGCCTTGAACGAGCAGGGCAACACGCAAAACCAAGCCTACAACCAGCTTGCATTGCAGGGTCGCGGGCAGGCGTTCGGCGAATTGCAGTCTATTCGGAACCAGCCGTTGAACGAACTTTCGGCGCTGCTTTCGGGGTCTCAGGTGTCGATGCCGAATTATGGCGTCAATACCCCGGCGGGTATTCCGACGACCGACAACGCGGGGCTGATTAACGCCAACTACCGCCAGCAAATGCAGAACTGGCAAACGGACAGGAACAGTTGGGATGACACGGTTGGCGGTCTGTTTGGCCTTGGCTCGGCTGCAATCATGTCCGACCGCCGCACGAAGACCGACATTGAAAAGGTCGGCAAGACCGATGACGGCCAGCCGATATATTCCTACCGCTACAAGTCGGGCGGGCCAATCCAGATGGGCTTGATGGCGCAGGAAGTTGAAAAGAAACGCCCGGATGCGGTTGTCAAAAAGGGCGGCATCCGCTTTGTTGATTATGGGAAGGCGCTGAAATAATGGCACAACCCGGTTTCATTTTCGGCCAAGGCACCGCAGACACCTACGAGTCGTTGCAGGCAAAGCGTAGGACGGCGGAACGGCTCGGCCTTGCGGCTATGCAGACCCCAAAGAGCTTCGGCGAGGGTCTTTCGTCTTTGGGGCAGGCTATCGCATACCGTCGGCTGATGAATCAAGCGGACGCCGGGGACGCGGCGGGCCGTGCGGCGTATGACGAAAAGCGCGGCTCTGTGCTAGGCGCGCTGATGGGCGGTGCCTTGGGTGGTAGCGCGCCTGCGTTCAATCCTAGCCCGTCCATGCCGATCACGCCAAACCCTGCCGGACTTGATCCGTCGATTATCAAGGCTGTGGACCGTGTAAACCCGCAAGGACGGGAAGCGGAAATTCGCGCTGGCCTTATTGAGCGCGGGATGGCCCCGCACATCGCCGATGGCTTTTTGATGAACTTCAAAGACGAAAGCGGACTGGACCCCGGCGTTAACGAGGCGGATCCTATCGTTCCGGGGTCGCGCGGCGGGTTTGGGCTGGCGCAATGGACTGGCCCGCGTCGTGTCGCTTTGGAAAAATTTGCGGCGGCACGTGGCGCGGCCCCGAGCGATGCGAACGTGCAACTGGACTTCCTGATGACCGAATTGCAGGGGCCGGAATCCCGCGCGGCGCGCAACATCCTTGCCGCCCCGGACGCGGGTAGTGCGGCTGCGGCCATTGCAAAAGACTTCCTGCGCCCCGCGCCTGAGCATTTGTCCCGGCGCGTTGCCGAATACACGGGGAGGAACCCCGGCGCGTCGATCCCGGCAATCATGGAAATTATGGCTGACCCCTACGCCCCCCAAGGCGACAAGATGGTTCTGGGCGCGTTGCTTGAACAGCAGTTGGCGCAGATGCAGCCGCCCGATCCGATGCAGGCGCTGCAACTGGAACGCGCGCAGCTTGAAATTGACGCGATGCGCAACCCGCAAGCCGATCCAATGCAAGAGTTGGAAATGGAATACAAGCGGGCGCAGATCGAGCAGATGCGGAATCCGCAGATGGAAGGGCCACTAGTGGACATGTCCGGTTTGCAGATCGGTGGTGATAACGTCCCCGCCGACGATGCGTTGCGGAAAAAACTGATGGAAGGCGAAGGCGTGGCTTGGGGTGAATACCTCAAAGCGGGCGGCACGGCGTCTGGCATGGCGCAAGATATGGACGTCATTGACGAACTGATCCAGATTGCGCCGCAAGGTCCGATCCAAGGCCGATTGGCGAAGGTGTTTCCGGGCGTAAGCGATGCGGGCGCAGCGTTCCAATCCGTTGTGTCGCGCGTTGCGCCGTCCCTGCGCGTTGAGGGCAGCGGTTCGACTTCCGACATTGAATACAACGGTTTCTTGCAATCCATGCCGTCTCTGGTCAACAGGCCGGATGCGAACGCGGCCATTGCAGGCGTCCTGCGCGCCAAGGCGCAAATCAACATGGATCGTGCGCAAGTGGTGCGCGACTACCAGAACGGCACCATGTCGGTTGATCAAGCCCGCAACAAACTGTCGGAAATTGACAGCCGTTCAATCCTGACGCCGGGACTAAAGCAGATGTTGACCGTACTAGCGCCTGATGCGGGAATCGCGCCCGCCCCCGGCGCAACCCTGACCTACAACCCGCAGACCGGAGAGTTTGAATGATTACCGTCAACCTCCCTGATGGCACAAAGGTTCAGTTTCCCGATGGCACGTCACGGGAGACAATGAAAGCAGCCCTTGCCAAGCGGTTCGGCGCGAAAACCAGCCTGCCGGAACAATTCGGCAGTGGCACTAGCGAAGGCATCGCTAGGGCATTGGGTGCGCCGGTTGACCTGATGACTGGCGCGCTTAACCTTGGTTCGCGCGGCATCAACGCGGTCGCTGGTACACAACTGCCGCAAATTCAAAACCCCGTCGGTGGAAGCAGCACGTTGCAGAAGTTGATGGACCCATTCATTAGCGATGCGGCCCCGCAGACCACTGCGCAACGGTATGGACGGCGAATCGGGCAGGAAGTCGGCTTTGGTACGGTGGCGGCACCAGTCGCCATGCTTGCCCCTGCTATCGGCCCCGCTGCCCGTGCAAACCTACCAGCTTATGCCGGGACTAGCCTTGCCAGCGATGTTGCCGCAGGCACGGCGGGACAGACTGCGCGCGAAGTTGTCCCCGATAGCGATATGGCCGACTTCTGGGCTTCTTTGCTTGCCGGGGGGGGCGCTGGGGCTTTGGCCTCGCGCGCCATGCCAGCCTATCAGCCTGGAATGACCCGCGCCGATGTCGGTATGCAAGCCGATGCAAAATGGTCGGCGGTGAAGGCCGCCCCCGAACGGTTGACGGACGCGGCGACTGCCCGGTTGGCCGGTGACGTGCAAGCATCCCTGCCTACCAGCCAACTTGCGCCGAGCGCATATCCTACCGCGTTCCGCATGGCTGGGGAAACGCAGGCGCTCAAAAACCCAAGCGTTTATGATGTGGCGGAATTGCGACGCTTGTTCGGTGATGCGGTCGCGTCCAACCCGCAAGAAAGCCGCGTTGGCGTCGGGATGAAAAAGGCCACGGAAGATTATTTGAACCGCCTCACGCAAGGCGACGTGATGGGCGGCGATCCTACGGCAGCGGTGAACAACCTTCGAGCCGCAAACGAACTTTCCGCGCGTGGGCATCGGTATGACGCTGTAGATAACAAGGCCATGCGGGCAGAAACGCGCGCCGCCACTACGGGCACGGGCGGCAATGAAGTGAACGCTACGCGCCAGAACGTGCGGACTCTTTACGACAGGGAGCGTGACCCTACGCTTCGGGGGCAGCGCAAGGGTTTCACGCCCGACGAAATGGCGCAAATGGAACGGATCGTGATGGGGACCGGGCCGCAGAACGCAGCCCGACTTATTGGGCGCATGGCCCCGACTTCCGGTGCGCTGCCGCTTATGGCAACGGGGTGGGGCGGGGCTGCGGGGGTGGGCTTGGCCGCTGCGGGCGGGTCGCCATTGGCCGCTATTCCGGCCCTTGCTGGCGGCATTGGGTTCCTTGGCAAAGCCGCTGCGGAATCCATGACGAAAAAAGAAATCCAGAAGCTTTTGGACATGATTGCCAGCGGCGGGAATCTGAAACCCGGAACGGCCCGCAAGGCGTCCGAAGCCGCTGTCATGCAGCAGCTTCTATCGTCAGCCCTTTCGGGAATGCCGCAGTAAGAAGAACACCATTGCAGGGATAAAGAGCAACGCGAAGGGCGGCGCAAAGATCGCTGTCGCCCCTGCGCCAAGCCATATCGCTGCGCCAATCCAATTCTTCATCCCCCCAACATATGCGCCTTCGGGCGGAAATCAAGGAGTTTGCCATGAGTCGAAACGGCTCCGGGGTCTACAGCCTGCCAGCGGGCAGCACCGCCGTCGATGACACCATCATCGACCCGGTGGTGTTCAACACGCTGATCTCCGATCTGGAATTGGACGCAAACACGGCACGCCCGATTGTTGCCGGGGGGACGGGTGCTACCACGGCGGCGGCGGCGCGGACAAATCTTGGGGCGACTACCATAGGCGCGCAGTTGTTTACATCAGCAGATGCAAGTTTTGCCAGAGGCTTTCTTGGCGCAACCGTCGCCGGGTCCGCAATGTTTATCGCCGCAGACGTGGCCGCGCAGCGCACGCTCTTGGGATTTGCGCAGACGACCGGGACGCCCCGCAGGCTATTGTTCCCCGGCAACATGATGTTGCAAGGCGGAACGGGGACCACAAGCGCGGGTGGATCGTTAGCCCTGACATTCCCGTTTGCCTTCAGCGCCACCCCGTCTTTCGTTATGACGCCGATTGCGGGTGGCGGCGGGGTATTCATGACGTTTTCGGTCATTGGATCAAGCGGGACGACGTGCCTGTCTTGGGTGAGCAACGCAGGCGCGGCCGCAAGCATCACATTCCACTGGCTGGCATTTGGGGAGGCTTGAGCAATGGCGATTTTTTATTCACCTTCGGCGGGTGGCTTTTACAGTCCCGACTATCATTCCGCAATCCCGTCTGATGCCGTGGAGATTACAGCGGAACTTCACGCAGAACTGATTGCAGGAAATTCGGCCGGGAAAACCATCGCCCCCGATGCCAATGGTATTCCGCAGCTTGTCGATCCGCCGATTCCTACGGCAGAGGAAACCCTTGCCGCAGAACGGGCACAGATGAACCCAAATTACACGGCGTTCCGGTTCGCCATGAGGGCTACTCCGGCTGCGGGATATGCGCACCTTTTGGACCGCGTGACGCAGACCGTCGCTGTGGCCCGATCCGCCGATCCCTTTGCCGATATCGTGATCTGGTCCGAAAGCGTAACGCGGGTTGTGCGGATGCATCCCGACATGACCAGCTTCGCCACGGCCTTTGATTTGACGCCGGAATCGCTGGATGACCTGTGCAGGTTGGCCTTGCAGATCGAGGCCGGATCATGACTTGGCTGGAACGCCTTGAACAAATCGGGATTGCCGCAACCACGTCTATCATTGCGGCAATCGGCGCGGCGATTTGGTGGTTTGTCCGCGCGGTATTCACTGACCGGAGTCGGCTGTCGCTGCTGGAAAGGGAAATGCGCGACCGCGTGCAGCGGCATGACGATCTGCGCACCGATGTAACGCGGCAATTCGACAAGGTGGACGAAAAGCTGACCCGGATTGAGACGGTGCTGATTACGGAGAACCGCAAATGAAACAGCTTCTCGACTTTATCGCCGAACACGAAAGCGAAGGTGCTGCGCGCCGCTTGAATATCAGCGCCTATGACGTGATATGGGGCGGGATCAAAGGGGTGCATCGCGCGCCGAAACCGCTCACGCAAATGACCATCCGCGAAGTGCTGGCGTGGCAGGATCGTATTGACCCGTTATATCGCAGCGAAGCGGCGGGCCGGTATCAGATATTGGAAGACACCCTGCGCGATCTTTATGTCGAAGCGGGGATGACGCTGGACAGCAAGTTTGACAAAGCCGGGCAGGATCGGCTTGCAATGGCTTTGCTGAAACGCCGGGGCCTGGACAAGTTTCTTCACGGGTATCTGTCTGTCAACAAGTTCTGCAACGAGTTGGCGAAGGAATGGGCATCCCTGCCGGTAGTGGACGGGCCGAAGAAAGGCCGCAGCTATTACGCCGGGGACGGCTTGAACGCCGCCGGGGTGGACGTGGAGCCTTTCGTTGCCGTGGTGCAATCAATGCGCCCGAAAGTCCCGCCCGTGTCGAATGTGGTCACAGCCAGTGACCTTAAACCCGTTGATGACAGTAAAACCCCTGTTTCCTACCATCAACCGGTTTTGATGACAGAGTTTCAATCGCTATGGACCATGCTTTTGGCATGGCTGTTCAAGAAAGGACCAAAGAAATGAGGCTCGTCCCTAATGCGCGCCGCGCGTGGCGCTGGTTTTCTGTGCAGGCATTTATCGCAATCGGTTTGTTGCAAGCCGCATGGGAAACACTGCCCCCGGACGCGCTTACAGTCATCCCGATTGACTGGCGCGGGTACATCACCCTTGGGCTGGCGATTGCCGGTCTTGTCGGTCGGCTTATTGCGCAGGAGCCAAAGGAGTGATCGGAATTGTTCCTCTGGACGTGTTTTTTTTGAATGTTGCGGTTTTTTCGGATGACCAATCCCGCTGTGCAGCCTTGCGCGAAGAAGGATGCGACGTTTCGGAACACGATGTATCTTGCCTTGCGTCGGCGCATATTGATACCGCAGGGGACGGGTCAACACGCCTTTCAATGGTTATCAAGCCGAAGGCAACGAAAGCAACTTGGGCGCACGAGTGCGTTCATATTGCAGACTTTGTTATGAACCGTCTTGGTATTCCAATGGGGGTCAGAAATACCGAAATCAGGGCATATCTAGTCGCGCGTCTGTTTGCCGGACTAGAGGAAATGATGCCATGACCAGCGCAATCCTCACGGCGCTGTGGAAGCCCGTAGCGGCCCTTCTGGCGCTTCTGGGCATCTACTTAGCGGGAAAGCGACATGCCCGCCAGCAGGCCAAATATGAGGGCCTGCAAGACTATGCAGCAACAAGGAAGAAAGCCGATGAAGCGGATATTGTGGATAGCCCTGATCTGGCCCGTAGCTGGTTGCATGAGCGTGGCAAACGATAGCGCCATCTGCGATGCGACGGATGCGCAGCGCACCGCACATGCGGCGGCATTGGCGGCAGACGGCGGCGATAAGTCGGTGGTCACAGGGCAGGCGTTGATTGCCACCCTGGACGCAACCTGCCTGAAATAACGGAAAGGATGAAGCCATGAAAACACTAGCGGCCTTGGCCGTCTGCTTTGCCATGCCTGCCTTCGCGGATGCCAAATGCGGCGGATATGCTGATATGGCGGCGGCGCTGTCCAAAGAGTTTGGCGAGGCGCAGCGGTTTGTCGGGGTGGACAGCCGGGGGCTTGTCACCGTCCTGTTTTTCAATGCCGAAACATCAAGCTGGACGGCGCTTATCGTCGCGCCGGACGGGCGGGCCTGCATGGTTGCGGCGGGCGTGAACGGCGAGTTTGTTGCGCCCGGAAGCCCTGCATGAAGACGCCAGAACACGAAAAGGCCCGCCGCTTGGAAACCATTAAACGGCACCTCGGCGAAGGCGGGTCTATCGCGTCTGCGGCCCGTGAATTGGGATGCAGGCCGGGGACATTGAGCGAGTGGACGCGCAGTTCGCAGGGTGTCAGCAACAGCCGGGACTTGGCCGTACCGAGGGTCAGCCCCGTTGTTAAACTAGAGGAAGTGGGCTATCAGACAGACCGGCCCGAGCGCACGCCTGCGGACGCTTGGAACGCCCATTCTGATGCTTTTGAACGGGCCATATCGGAGACGTTAAAATGCCAGTGGCGACCGATTCACCGCCCGAAAGGGCCGTTCGTCATCTTCCATGCCACAGACGAACACCTAGACGCGGACGCCTGCCCGCTGCGCCTGATCGAAGCAGACGTTGCCGCCGCGCATAACCTGAATGCCATTATGGTTCACAGCGGCGATCTGCTGAATAACTGGCCGATGGGCGGCAAACTGGCAAAGCAATGGGCGGACCAATCCTGCACGAAATCGGACGCGCTTTTGCGGGCGCAGCATTTTATCAGCATCTTCGATCCCGACGTTTGGACGGACGGCAACCATGACGAAATGAATGAATATCTGGTTGCGCTGTTCAAAGAGTGGTTGCCCGCCAAGACGCTGACCGACTATTGGGCGGTGAACTTTGAAGTCATTACGCCCGGTGGCCGTCCAATCCGGGTGAAGGCTTCGCATAAGTTTGAAAAAGGGTCGTCGTGGTTCCACCCACATCACGGGATGATCCGCGAACTGCTAGAGGCGGAGGCGGCGGACCTTTATATGGAAGGCCACCACCACGTTGCGGGTGTGATGTATCGCGTTTTGCCCGAGCGGCGGATTGCGGCAACGGCGGTAGCATCGGCTGGATACAAGCTGCTGGACAAGTGGGCCACCCGCATCAGCAAGGGCGGCAAGATACCAAAGATTAAGGGCCGCGCGCATTGGATTGTCGGCGACCCTTACGCTGATGAAGACCAAACCGCTTGCGTGGCGTTTGACTGCCCGAGGCAGGCGGAAGCGTATTTCAACGGGCTACAGAACTTGCGCGCGGCGTGATGTGCAGCGCACGAAAGTTTGCAGGCACAGGCGGTCATTGCGCTTTCTCCAGCATCATTCTGAGCAACATCTGCACCGCCGTAGGTGGCTTGTTCACGCCACGCTCTAGGTCGCTGATCGACTGCTTGTGAGCGTAGCCCAGGGCTTCCGCCAATTCCGCCTGCGTCATACCCAAACGCAGGCGGGCGGCTTTGATTTCAGCGGGGGTCATGACGGGGCCTGCGCGCTGCGGCGGTGATTGCGGCCTTCTTGGCCCCCGAAAAGGAATATTGAACGCCGTTGATGGTCGCGCCACCCTCATAAAGGACAGTCCAGAACCATCTGCCGTAGTCATCCCGATCAATGCACGCAGAAGCCGCGCCTTCTTCGCCGCGATACACGCCGCTTGCAATTCGCATGAAGGTCATCACGCCACCTTTTCCGTTGGCGCGACAGGAACCTCAATCCATTCGTGATAGGTCTCGCCGTTGCTGGCGACGACCGAAAAGCCGGATTGGATGCAGACTTGCGGCGCGGGCCGATGGTCATAGGTCAACGGCTGGAATCCCTTTCTCCGGACCTTGATCTTCGCGGCGTCTATGCTGCTGGACTCCCCGGCGTATTCGGCAATCCCCACTTCATAGTTCATTGCCAGCACCGGCAGGCTGATAATCTCGCCGCGAACAATGCGGCCATCGGCAGTGGGGAAGTATTTGGCTGTCATGTCGTTTCCTCCTTCATTGATGTGTGCGCCCGAAGGCGCAGGGGGTTAGGCGGCCACCCACACGTTGCGGCGGTTGCCGCCAAGCGTGAACCGCTCATCCATCTTCACCTTGCCTTCGTCGCGCAGAGCCTTGCCAGCGTCCCAGTAGATTTCAGCGGTGAACCATCCCCGCGAAGCAACCGCACCCAGAATTTTCGCTTTCTTCTGTTCAATGGTCATTTCCGTCTCTCCCGTTGTGGGCGTCTGCCCGTTTCCATACCCCTAATATAAGCGCCCCGCTTACAATGTCAACAGGCAATCGCATGAAATTCGCAATCCTCCGCGGCCTCACGCTGCACATCTTTGATAACGGGCAGGAGGTGGCCGTAGTGCCGCTTACAGACAGGGCGGCATTGGGGCTGGCGTCTGAGCTGATCGGGGCCACGCTGCGGGCTACGCAGGACGGGCGCAACGTGATCCGGGGGGTGTGAGGCGTTCAAACTTTCCCGATACGTTCCCCTTTTGTCGGGGCTGTTAGCTTTGAACGCGGCGCGGTCTTTGTCATTGATATTGCGGGGAAAAGTGGCTTTCGTATAGACGGATTTGCAATCCGCTGCGTAACCTCTCCGCCAACCCGCCTTTCAATGACTTAGCTACCGCGTTCAAAAAAATAACGCAAGCGTTCAAAGAATCACGGTTCGGACGCGGTTTGTTCCAAGCGACGCTTGACGAATCTTGTCGAGTGACCTATCTTTCCAATGCGACCCTTGCTTGGTGTGCGTGCCCCTGGGCACTTCAACTGAAAGCCAAGATCGCCGGATTGGCGGGTCGCACACTTCCCCTAGTAGTGGAAAGTGGAGCCGTGAATCGTGGCGTATACACGATCTCTGATGACCTGCGGATCAGTTGTCGCGTGAAAGCACTCCCCAACAGGAGATCGCTCCCAAACCATCTGCCTTCTAAGCTCCGCGAGGGCTTGCGCAATGGATAAGTCCGTCAGGGTTACTGTGCAAACGATGAAGTACTTGCTGATGTTTGGACCGTTTCGGAACGTGAAGCACCCAGCTTCATCCGCGAAGATGTATTTGTCTACCAACCATCCCACCTGGAGTTAACATGTCAGAAGCCGAACATATCAAGCAGGGAGAGAAATTCAAAGAGGTCGCCCGCGACCTTTGCGCGGACGAATCCGACGACGCCCTTGACCGGATCATGGTCAAGCTGGACCTGAAGAAGAAGCCGGAGGCAGAAGTGCCCGCCAAGAAATGAGGTATTGATATACCCCAAATCGTGTGGTATTTAGATACCCCATGAGGATACAGTTTCCGCACAGGCACTATTCCGACTGCGCCATCAACTCAGGACCGGCGCGCTGGCCTATGCCGTGCGACTGCTACGTCAGAGTCGGCAGACCACCCGATCAATCGTTTTATCCCATCGGCTGTAGCCCGGTCTCGGTCCCGCAAAGGTATGCTGACCTGTGGAGAGCGCGGTTAGTTTGGAAATATGAAAATCGCGAAACCCTTGCCCGCTTTCTCCTGACAGTTGCCACGCACTCAGGGTTAAATCCCCGTCGCCGTCATAGCCAAGCAAATGCGGTTCGACCACGCGATGAGTACCCTTATACGTGAAGGTCAGCGTTCTTCGGTCGGCTATAGCTTGGCAGATCAACCCGTTCGCAAGCATAGCCGACCCTCACACAACATCCTGTGCGGAACGTCTCACGCGCTACCCGATTCGGCAATGGGTACGTCAAGTATAATATCGCCCAAAGAATCACGGTTCGGGCGCGGTTTGTTCTTCCGCCAGCCGATACACAATATCAAGTCGGTTTGCCTTCGCCTGATTGCAGCGATAGCACATTACCCGTAGGTTCTTCTTCCGGCCACTTCCGCCGCGCGATTTTGGGATGATGTGGTCAACGGTGGCGCGTAGTCCAGGTGGGCCAGACTTTACCGACCATTGCGGGTGCCACATAATGCGCCCGCATGTAGCGCAGTCCCTAGCCGCCAGCCTGACAAAGTTTCGCGGGTAAAGGCTCACTTCCGCTTCCCTCTCGCACTACGCGCCAGCATGATTTGCCGCGCTTCCCCGGCGTACTTCGCCACCATTTCCTTAGTCCGATGCCCGCTGTAGCTGCAAATCTCGTCGTCGGTGCAGCCTGCCCAGGCCAATTCCATCACGCCGCGATACCGCAGGGCGTGCAAGTCATATTCCAGAAGCCCCAGCCGCTTGCGTTCGGCCAGCATCAGCTCCGACATGCGCCGATAGGTCAGGGGAAGGCCCCGCACGCTTGTCAGGATTGACCGGGCCGGGTGCGGATTGAGCCGCGCCTTCTCGGCGTCCATCGCCATGCGCAACGCCTCAGTGCAGGGGATGACCAGCTTCACGCCGGTCTTGCTCTGCCGCAGTGCAATGGTGTCCCCGTCATAATCCCCCCACTTGAACCGGGTCCAATCGTCGGGCCGCTGTACCGTGCCAATGCCAACCTCAAAGATCAGGCGCGGCATACCACATGACTGCGCCCGCATTGTGGCAACGGCCTCGTCGGTCCACGGCACATGCGCCCGCTTGCGGTCGTCCGGCGTTGCCAGAAGGCTTACACCTTTGGCCGGGTTATCGTCGCGCCAGCCTATATCAAGCGCGCGGTCGAACAGCACGTTCAACACCTGGACAATGTAGTTGGCAAACCGCGTGCGGTCGGCATTCTCGGCCTGCGCGCGTATCACGTCTTTCCGCCGCATACCGGCCACGGGCAGCGGCCCCAGCACGTCCACAACCCAATCCAGCACCTTGCCATAGTCCGCCTGCGTCCGGGGTTTCAGCTTTTCCCATTGCGGCGATGTCCTGTAATCCGCGACCAGAGCGGTGAACGAGGTTGCCGTGGGCTTTGGCTTCACCCCGTTCAGCAGCTTGGCATAGGCCAGCGCGAAGGCGGGGGTTCCCGGCGCTTCCTTCATCAGCACCGACACGCCGTTGCGGCGGAACTCGATGTATCGGCGCGGCCCGCGTTTCAGCAGGTAGCAGTACGCGGGAAGGTCACGCCGGGTCATTGGTAGGTGTGCCGGTCAGTGAAGCCATTCATCTTTTCATCCTCACGCTTCATCTGGCGGCTCGGGCGTGTCCATCCAATGCGTGAAGTACCCGCCCCCCAGACTTCCGTGATGGTTTGCGTCGGTCCACCCTTCGACACCGCAACAGACATCCCAAATGGCATCCGGGTAGCGCCCGCCTTCTGGACACCATAGATCAATTATCCGGTCCTTCGGCGCTGTTTCAATCGGTTGCCACGTCATCTTTTCATCCTCACAAGGTCAAAGTCATCTGCCCGCTCTTCGGGCTTTGGCATCACAAGCACGGCGTCGCCTTCCAGCCGGATTGTGACCCCCAGCTTCGCAGCCATTTCAGCAGCGGCGCGGATAGCGGCGGGCGTGGGGCGGGTCATGTCAGCACCATTTGCCTGATGTCACGAAATTGGTGGCGCTGTATGTGACTCCCATCATCCCCGCCTCCTATTGCACTACATTGCGGTTTGACCGCACATGATCCCTATACATATCGACGGCTTGTTGCTCCGAAATGTCGAAGCACTCGGCGACAAAGGCAAAAAGCCCAATCGAAGCTGAAACCACGGCGCTTGCTGCTTCATCCGTTCCTGCGCCCGGATTTAATTCGGTCAACTTTCCCCACAAGGCCGTCCGAGCCGCGTGGACTGCCTCGTTGATCTCGTCATCGGTAAAGACCCTCATTCCCGCCCCTCCGCTTGCTTTGCCTTGAGGATTGCCAGCAGCAAGAATCGGGCAGGCTTGGGCTTCTTGATTGGCCAAAGGCAATCAGGTTTGGGCTTCTTTCGTCCCGTTGCGAGACAGGTACACACACCTCTGCATCGCGTGTTGTCAAACGCACTCATGGCTGTTCCCCCTTGCGAATAGCAGCGGCGATGCTGTGTCGCTTTGCGACGGTCTTTGTCAGTGTTTCTCCGCAGTTCTGGCAGAAGAAATATTTGCCGCCGTCAATCGATATTGGCTTATGCGACCATCCTGCGTTTGCATCGCAGCCGCCAACCGAAACACGCAAGTCGGCCTCCGCTTTGTCGGCCCGCTCCCGCTCCGCCTTCACAGCCGCGTCGATCTGCGCTTGCATGGTGTCTTCGCGTATCCATTTCAGTTGCGCGTCAGCCTCGTCTTGCATCGTAGGGCGGCGGTCACTCATGGCTGTCTCCTTTCTGTGCGGCCCCGGCAACCGCTTGATCGCCGGGGCCTATGTCAAGGGCTTGTGTCTGGGTTTCAGTTGTTCCAGCGTCAAGCGGCATCACCTCCTTTCCGGTGTCGATCATGGCGCGTAGCTTGGCTTGTGCCGCATCTATCGCCCCCATCACGGCTTCCTCAACAGTGTCGGCGGCGCAGTGACCAAGCACACCTGATCCGGCACGCTCCGGCAGTTCAAAGCGGACGGTGGCTGTCGGTACGGCAGGCTCTGTCAGGATATGATGCACGACAAGCACGACATCGGAACTGTATTTCGACCAAGGCGCTAAGGTGTCCCAATGTTCAGCGCCATGTGCAGCGGCGTCGGGCTGCACGGCGGGAAGGGCCAGATGCCCCCGCTTAATGGCAAGGCCAATGAAAGCCTGTTCCGGGCCTACACCCCTTTCAAGGATATGCGCCGGGTAGACATCGCGGAAATTGATGGCAAAGTCGCGGCAAATCTCTGCCACAAGAAGGCCGTTGATTTCGGCCTGTGCATCTTCACGGCTGATCTTGTCACTCATTTGGTTTCCTTTCCGGGGTTGAGGACGGCGCGGGCGGAAATCGCGGCTTCGTAAGCGTTATTTGCCGCCCATGCCTCTCTCGAAAGGCAGTTGGCGAAGTCACTCAGTTCCATGCCTGCTACGTCCAATGCCAAGGCGGCATCAGCCAGATTTTCCCGCAGCCGCGCGTTGTCTGCCTCTGCGGCCAGCATTGCCTTGTGGTAAGCATCGGCATGGTCAATGTGGGCCTGCATTTCTTGCAGCTTTTTCTCTGCGACTTCGGCGCGGGCGGTCAGGGCGTCAACCTGCCCCACCAGTTCCTCAAGGCGGTGGTCGATCTGTTTCCGCACGTCTGCGTCTTCGGCGAGTTGCGCCCGCAGCCGTTCAATCTCCACCCTTGCCGCCCGAACCACATCCTCGGAATGGGCGGCATTGCGCTTGCATTCGTCACGTTCGGCGCGGTATCGAGAAACAAGATCGACGTACTCCGCGTTATCTCTTGCATCGTCAATCGCCCGGTCAAGCTCTGCCTCCAACTCCGCCACCCGCCTTTGCAGTCCGCGCGTCATGGGAAGGTTGTTGCGGTTTGCCTTCTGGATTGAGTCAAGCTGTTCCCGCTGGCGCAGGATTTTGGCCTTCTCCTCCTGGCGCATCCGCTTTTCTTCGGCAAGCTGCGCCGTCAGGGCTTCGATGCGGTCTGCGGCTTCGGACGCAATGCTATAGTCACGCGTGCCATCATCGAAACCCAAGAAGGCCGCATCGCGCAGTTCATTCACCAGATCATCAGTCATTCGCCTTCCCTCCGTTTTGCGGTCCAGGGCGATACATACTCGCCCGCCAGCATATCCCTCGTCACAGCAAGATAGTCGGTGTCCAGTCCATACGTCGCTTCCCATGCGGCCTTGTTTGCATGAATACCCGTGGCCCCTTGGTGGTGTTCGTAGCACAGCGGAATCGTGTCATAGTCGCTGGCCTTGGCTTGGGAATAGCGCCCGCTGATACAATGATGCGCGCTTGTCGGGGTGGCCCCGCAACACACGCAAGGAAGCTGCTTTACCCGGCCCATGTGCTTCAATCCCGCAGCCGTGCCGTTCTTAATCTTGGGGGGCTTGAAGTTCGGACCTATCCAGCGGTTGAAGGTCATGCCTTTCCCTCATACCGGGCAAGAATTTCACGGGCCAGCGTCATTGGGTCATTGTGGCCTTCGGCAATCGCGCGGATCGCGTCTTTCGATTCTGCGGTAAACGCGGACTCTCGATGCTTTTGATCCCATTCCCGCTTCCAAGCTGCCTCCTCTGCCACACGCTTTGCAGCAAGGGCAACGGGGTCATGCTGTTTGCAGAAAGCACCGTCGGGTCCATGTCCATTTTTGCGGCTGCATTGTTGTGGCCCATGCCAAGTGCTGCCGGAAATCACTGTATCGGCGCAGCGGGCAAAATCGGGCCGGACACCCCCATAGCGCCCGTATGCCGGGCGGAAGTGCGCCTTGAACTCGTCACTGTATTCAGTCATGCCGACTTCTCCAATTCAATCCCCTGTTCCGCCGCATATACCTCAATCGACGTTTGCAGATCGGTCATTTCCTTCACCGACAAATCCGATGACCTAAACCCGGTCGGGAAGAATTGCGTCCCGTCCAGCGTCGGCAGGAATTGCGCTTCCTTGCCCATTGCCTTCATGAATATGCACTTCCACGCCTCGGCGTCATAGGCCATGCCGTTAATCCGCGCTTCCTTGGCGATGATTGTCAGCATAGCCCATAAACGGTCATTCTGAGCCAAGCTGCGCGTCGGTTCTTTGAACTCCACGCGGAACCCAAGGGGCGCGGCGTCAACCCATTTGCGCAGTAAGGAGCGGCAGGCTGCCCCCCGGATGGTGATTACTCGGCGCATGGCGGGTCCGGGAACGGCGGCAATATAATTTCGCACCAGTGAGTTGCGTCGGGATGCTCAATGGCACCATCATGGCTGGCCGCGTCTTCATGAAACCACCAATAACCCTCGCATCCCTTTTTGGCGGGACTCCAACCGCAAACCCAAATGCGTTCCAAGTAAGGCGCGGTTTCAATCGGCTTCCATTTCATCATTCGTTCCTTTCGTTTCAGTTGCCCCCGGCACCGGGGAGGTGACAGTGCCGGGGGTTTTCCCGCGCTACGGGGAGGAGACGTGCGCGGTATTAGAAGGGGATGCTTTCCAGATCATCTTCAAATTGATCACGGGGCGGCGGGCTGTAGCCGTCTGGCGATTGCATAAATTGCGCCTGCCATTCCGGGCTGTTCTTAATGACGCCCTGCCAATACTCGGAAAGCTGGCCGAAGATAGTGGCATCGTAATTGTCTAGATCGAAGAACATCAACGCGCCTTCCGGTTTCGGCCAAGCGTCCCGCTTTCCGGGAAATGCCATAATGGCCGAAAGGTTAGCATACGTTTTGCCGTTGCCGCCCGTTTCATGCACGATCTGCGCAAGGCATGGAACGCCAAGCAGGTTCTTGATGTGGAAGCCGTTCGGCGGTCCTTTGAAATCATCTTCGATGAATTTCCGCCCGCGCCAGCTTTCCAAGTCTTTGCGCAGGTTGGCCTTCTCGTGGAATGACCATGTGTATTTCGCGGAATGCAAGACGGGCAGGTTCCCGGCGTCCGACTTGACGCGCTGATCGGGGATTTCCCAAGCAATCAGCACTTTGCGCTGGCGCTTGGTTTCACCCTGGAACTCGGTCACTTGCGTTCCAAGGTCGATAACGCGGGTGCAGACCATCGTGTGTTGGCCTTCGGGGGTGGGGGCAAAGTCGCCACCGGCAGACGGGGTGATATATCCGACCATTTATTTGTCCTCTTGTGTTGCAGGTTCTTCGATCAGTTCTTGTATTCCAGCCGCCCGCTTCCGGGCTTCCAGCGCGTTAACAAAAGCACTCGCCCGCATTGCCAGCGAGTGCATGTCATTCAGGGCTTCCGCGTCAAATTCATCGCCTTCCATCAAGGAACGGGTCAGCCGTTCCATGCCGCCAATGACAAAGATTGCCCAAGGCGTGCGGGGGCGGGACATGCGGCTAATCCGGGGCAGGCCGGTCATTCGATGACCCCTGTGCGGATCATGCGGAGCATTGCCAGCGCATAGCGGCGGTGATAGGCGCGCGTCTTTGGCATCTTGCCCGTGCGCCAATAGCCGATAGCTTGGATTGCCATAGCGCGGGCAAAGGCTTCGGTTGCGGGTGTCATTCGTCTGTTTCCTCTATCAGTGTCAGCAGATCGGCAATCGCATCGGACTCCGTATCGCCAATGCCGAACGGGCCGTTGTCCGCGTCAGCACGCCGCGCCAGCCAGATTGAGCCAATCGACGTGTCCACAATCTCAGTTGCGATGTTCATTCCGCCCCGCCCTTCATGGCGTCGATGTTGTTGTAATGGACGGTGAAGGTCAGCGCATAGACCCACGGGTTTGCGTCCCATGCCTCGGGGCCGTGCAGGCTGTTCCAGAGGGCGCAGAAGCTGTGACGCGCCGTCGGCCATACGTCGCTGTAATCGTGCCGCCACCCATGATGCCAGGTCGGCCTGCCGTCAAAGAACATGGCACCCTCTGCCTTCGAATCTTCCTCGCTGATGTCCTGCAACCGCTGCACCCGAACATCGGTGGCCGTGAGGGTCAGGCGGCTGGCCCAGCGGGGCATGTGGATAGGGGAACGCCAGCGGCCAACTTCGCCCTGTTCGCGCTTTTCTGACAGATCGTCATTGTCAGCCCGATAGCGCCAGCCCCATCCTGATACCCATGCAACAGCTTCTTTCACCCAGAGCCGGTCGCCCGGCTGGATGACCGGATAGATGCGATGCGCGCTGCCTTCAAAGTCATCATCCCCGGCCTGCCACGGCAGTTTCAGGTACGGCCCCGGATTGCCCATAGGCGAAGGGCCACCGTCCACCCATGCGCCTTTCCAATCCCATTCCTGCCGCTTGTGCAGGGCAGACCATCGCCCGCCGTTAAACAGGGAATTGCCAGGCGTGATGATGCGGCGGGTCTGCGTCTTGCGCCCGTCGAGCAAAGCCAGCACCATCGGGCCGGTGAATTCGATGCCGTCGGTCATTCTGCGGCCTCCGCATAGGACCGCGCCGCGCCTTCATATTCTTCGAGCAGCGACAAGCACAGGTCTTCGGAATCCAGCAGTTGCTCGAGCAGCGGGTTTTCCTGCCACTCAAATTCAGGCTTGCCCTTCACAGCAGGGTGCCGGAACCACATGTAAGACACCGACACGCCGCCGCTTTCGCCGTCCCAATAATAGTCGTATTGGATTTTGGCCTCAAACCATGCGCCGCCGTGGGGACCGCCTATGTTGAAGTGGGTTTCGGTTGTGGTCATGCGAAACCTCCATTGGCGATGATTGCCAAGCGTTCTGCGTGACCACGGCTGCACAACGTCCCGCCTTCGGGGTTCACGTTAAGATGCTGGCGCACCAGTTCTGCGGTCACGTTCAAACCGCCTTTCTGCGTGTCGGCCACGAACCAGTAGGGCCAATCGTCGGTGCGATCAGACGCAGATCGGGCATAGTAACGGGCGGTCATGCTGCACCGCCTTTGCGCTCGGCAATCACGGCGTCGGCATATTGATATGCACGGGCGGCGATGGCCGCAATTCCATAGTCACGTGTGCCATTTGCTGCAAGCCCCGCTATCGCCTGCCCCGCAAACCTATCGCGCTGCGCCTGACGGATCATGTCGTCCAGCCATTCAAGGCCGCTGTCCGGCACGCATAGCTTAATGGCTGCATAGGCGCGCAGGGACATGCCGTGCTGCGAACGGTGGCTAGGGTATCCAGTTGGGAACGCCTGCCCACCATCATCACGCGCGGTCATTGCGTCACCGCCAGAAACAGCCAAAGCGCGGCGAAGAACCCGGCAACGAGCAGCGCATCCGACAAATACACCCGGCGCGGCGGCGGGGCGTCCTGCAAGAGCGCGTGCCGCTGGAACGCCAGCACAATGCGGGCAAGTTCCACGTCGGTCGGTGATCCGAGCAGCAGCAGCGTTTGGCACGCGGCCCGCAGTTCTTCGGGGCTTACCGTCTCACGGCGCAGCGTGGCGCGGGCATCGGCCAGCGCGGTTTCATTGGCGGGGAATGTGACTACGGCCCCCATGTTAGCGGCCCGCCGTGTCGGTCAGGTCTGCCAGATAGCGGACGGCAACCGGTGTTTTCAGCGATATGCGCGGCGCAGGGGCGCGGCGGTACGCGACCAGATCAGCAACGCGCAGAACGCCCGCAAGCTGGTGAACGATGAAATCAGGGTGTTGCATTGTTTCCTCCGAAACGGGCGGCTTGCGCCCTGTGATTAAGGGTTAGTCGCGCACCCAATCCGCAATCGCGCAGGGGCGCGCACTTTCCGGTATGAGCGAAACGTCGCCCTCGATGCCGGACACGTTGCCCCGGATTCCGGACACGTCGCCCTCGATGCGGGACACGTTGCCCTCGATGCGGGACACGTCGCCCGTGATCCGCACTTCGCCCCAGATGCCGGTCACGTTGCCCCGGATGCCGGTCACGTTGCCCCGGAAGCCGACCTCGCCCCGGATGCGGGACACGTCGCCTTCGATGCGGGACACGTCGCCCCAAATGCGGTCATGCGGGCCGTGAACTTTGACGCCATCAACAAAGTGCCAAATCGCGCCAGCAGCAACGCGGCGCAGTGGTTTTTCGATTTCGGTCATGTCTGTCTTTCCTCCGAAACGGGCGGCTCATGTGTCGCGCCATGTGAGGAAGAATATGCCTGACAGTCATAGCACTGTCAATGCCTATTAGGAATAATTTGCATGACCGCAAAGGTGGCTTGCGCTTAGGCGCGATTCGCTTAAGGTTGTATCGTTGTTTCGGGGGGGGGTATGCAGGAATTGATCTTGGCGCTGAGCAAGCGCGAATTGTGGGCCTTGCTAGTCGTGCTAGAGTCTAATCGCGACGGCCAGCCATTGACTCCAACACCACAGCAGCCGCTTCGGCGCGCGCCGGGTCGTCAATAGCTTCAAGAGCGGCCAGGACGCGCAGCCGCAGACCTGACGTGTGGAACAGGTCGGCTGGGTCGCACTTTAGGGCGTCCGCAATCCGCAGAATCATGCTGAGGGTGGGGTTGCCCACGCCCTTTTCGATCTTCGATATGGTCGCTTGGTTGGCCCCGACCATCTCCGCAAGCTGCGTTTGGGTCAGGCCCCGCGAGTCTCGGATGCGCGCCAGATTCTTCATGTCCAGAGTATGCCGCGCAGGAATATGTGACGCCACAACTAGCTGGGCATAATTTTCGCACGTCCGCACTGCTTTGGGGTTGCAAGGCAAATGCCTGTCAGGCATAATGCTAAGCATGATAACACTCACCGACCATCTTCTCAGCACGGGCGAGACGCAAACCAGCTTTGCTAAGCGCATTGACGTGCATCAGGGAACAATCTCCAAGCTGTGCGCGGGTAAGGCCCCAAGTCTGGGCCTTGCGCTGAAAATCGAACGAGAGACGGGCGGCGCTGTACCCGTCGCGGCGTGGGCAAGTTCACTCAATACCTCACATGGGGACACCTTAGCTGATCGTCAAGATCAGGCCCCCTTGGCGCAAGGGGCAGCGGAATGACCGAGGAGCGATGCGCGCTTTGCGGATGCACCGCTGTCCGCCGCTTTACTTGGGTGAACGACGCAGGTTCCGGCATCGGGGGCGGGATGCAGGGTGGCCCGATGTGCGACTCTTGCATGTCATTCATGTGGGATGCACTGGACCGCTTTCCCGTTGCGCGGGAAACCGTGACGATCTGGCCGCTTGGTGGGGTGGCAGCATGACCGACGTTGTTCCCTTCGCCGTCTTGTCGTCGGACGGCCAGTCATTCCGCCTCAGCGCCGGGGCATGGTCCGGCACGTACGACATCGGGCAGCTTGAGGGCGAACTCGCCTTCTATCGCCGTATGCGGGACCGGAACGGCGGCAAGCAAGCCCGGTTTTACGAGGCGACCGTTCGCGCGCTGGAACAAATGCAGGCCCGCGCATGATCCGCCGCTTCCTGTCCATATTCCGCCGCCCGCATGTGGAAACCATCATTGCCCGCCGTGCTGTGCGGGTCTGCAACCGCGATGCGCAAGCCGTGGCCCGATATGAGGCCGTGCATAGGGCGCTGGCACGGGGGCGGAGATAATGGGCAAGCGCAGCAACTTTGCCCGTGTCGAGCGGGACTTTTACCAGACGCCGCCCGAGGCTGTAGAGCCGCTGTTGCCGCACCTGCCATACGGGGCGATGTTTGCCGAGCCGTGCGCTGGCGACGGGGCGCTGATTTACGCGCTTGAGCGTGAAGGCATGACCTGTATCGACGCGCTGGATATAGAGCCGCGCCACGAATGCATATACCAGTATGACGCCTTGGATTGGCTCTGCGACCCGAGCGCAGATTACATCATAACGAACCCGCCGTGGGATCGGGCGCTTCTGCATCCAATGATACATCATTTCGCAAAGCAGCGCCCGACTTGGCTGCTGTTTGACGCGGACTGGATGCACACCAAGCAATCCGCCCCATTCATGCCGCTTCTGCGCGCCGTTGTTTCGGTTGGCAGGGTCAAGTGGATTCCCGACAGCAAGATGACCGGCAAGGATAACTGCGCGTGGTATCACTTTGCGCCCGGAGATAGCCCTACCGTTTTTCATGGGCGATCTGCATGAGAGCCGCCAAGGTTGACAGCAATCAAGTCGAAATCGTCTCGGCCCTTCGCAAGGTGGGCTGCTGCGTCATGCACATGCATACCCTGGGCAAAGGCGTGCCGGACATTCTCGTTGCCCGCCGTGGCAGGCTTTGGCTGGTCGAAGTGAAGGGGCTGAAGGGCAAGCTGACACCGGATCAGGAGGTGTTTCATGCGGCATGGCCGGTGCATGTCGTCCGGTCGGTCGATGATGCAATCAAGCTGGTAGGTGCGGCATGATCCGCAAGGAAGTCATCATCGGCGATTGCAGGCTGATCTTGGGCGATTGCCTTGAGGTCATGCCGACGCTCGGGCGGGTGGATGCCGTGGTGACTGACCCGCCGTATGGGGTAAGCCATGCCAGCAATTGGGCATCGTCTTGGAAAAATACCAACATTGCAAATGACGGGGATGTTTCGGCGCGGGATAAGGCGCTGGCGCTTCTGGATGTGCCAAGCTTGGTCTTTGGAAGCTGGAAGCGTGAAAAGCCATCGCGGACGCATACGGTTTTGATTTGGGACAAGGGCGACGCTGCTGGCATGGGCGACCTGTCCGTGCCGTGGAAGCCGAACCATGAAGAAATCTATGTGATTGGCAAAGGCTTCGCGGGAGTACGCGGCCCGGCCATTTTGCGCCACACCAACATCACATGGGAAAGCCACGGCAGGCAGCATCCGCACACAAAGCCTGTAAGCCTTCTGTGTGACCTTATCCAGAAATGCCCGAAACGGTGGACCATCCTCGATCCCTTCATGGGCAGCGGCACCACCCTTGTTGCCTGCGCCAAGCTGGGCCGCAAGGGCATCGGCATTGAACTGGACGAGGGCTATTTTCAAATCGCATGTGAAAGGGTCCACAAGGCTTATCAGCAACCTGACCTGTTTATCGCGCCCCCGGAAAAGCCGGTGCAGGAGGTGTTGCTTTGATAATGACCCCCGCCGATATTGTCGCTGCCGAGGCAATCCGCTTTCCAGACGCCGGTATCCGTAAAATCGTCCGCGCCGTAGCAGCGACAAGCGGCGTGGATATAGACCGCATTTTAAGCGCAAGCCGCGTGGCATCCGTTGTAATGGCCCGCGATCTGGTTTGCTACATGGCGCACAGGGAAGGCTATTCAATGGAGCGCATTGGCCGCTGCATTGGCGGGCGGGACCATACGACCATCGGCACCGCGATTGCGCGGGAAAAAGCGAGGCGCGGCGAGTGAGCGGAACAGTCAACATCGCCCGCAGCCTATTCCAGGATGATGCGTTCAAGACGCAGCCGTACACCGAGCGCGAAGCCTTCATGTGGCTGGTCATGGAGGCCTCATGGAAGGACAGAACAAAGCGCGTGGGGAACATCACGGTGGAGTTGAAGCGCGGGCAGCTTGCAGCCTCGATCCGATTTATGGCCGAAGCGTGGCAGTGGGAGAAATCGACCGTTGACCGCTTTTTGAAGCGGTTAGAAAAGCGGGACATGATCGGGACAGACTGCGGGACAGGCCTGAACGTCATAACCGTTTGCAAATACAACGATTATCAGGGCGGCGAAACGTCAAGCGGGACAGAAGAAAACGAAAAGCGGGACAGCAGCGGGACAGCAGCGGGACAAACTAGAATCCCTGATGCAATCCCTGATGCAATACACAAAGAAGGTATTGCGCATTTCGCAGAGTTTTGGGCGGTCTATCCGCACCGGGACGGCAAGCGCGGGCGCAAGCCTGCTGAGGCCAATTATCGCGCCGCCGTCAAGGCTGGCGTTCCAGAGCAAAGCATCATCGCCGCCGCGCGCCGATACGCCTTGGACAGCCGCGTAAAGGCGGGTTTTGCCCGTGACCCCACGACTTGGCTCAATCAAGCGGGATGGGAAGATGAACTCGGCCCGCAACATCTTTGCCCGGTTAATGACAGCGGCGCGGTGGATTTTTGGGCGGCAAAGTTAAACGACCCCGCCGCCTTTGTTCCTCAGACGGCAATAACCCCAAGCCTGACGGCAAGGCTTATTTCATCCGGCCTTGTCACCCAAGAAACCCTAAAGCGCAGAGGCTTCGCAGCATGACATTCCAAACCCGCACCATCGCCAAGCGCCCTGGCACCTACATGGAAGCCGGAGAGACCGGCGTACACGTCAACCGCATTACTCTGCGCGCCGAGCCGTGGGATAAACCGGAACTCAAACCGGAACTCAAACCGGAACACCAGCGGCCTGTTCCGGGCAAATTTGAAGCCATATCGGTGCGGACCCCGGCCGTTGCAAAGGTGCGGGTGTTGCAACCGGATAGGTTTGCGCAGTGGGATCAGGATGTGCTGGCAGATGAATGGAAAGCCCTGTGCAGGCGGGAAGGCCACATGCGCGGGCTTCCGCTGTCCACCGAATTGCAGCGGCAACGGGGCAGCGCAGGCGGGCTTGTATCGCAGCAGCATGACGGCTTGCCGGATTACATGGCCCGCGCCTTGCGGCATTTTTCGCGCGGCGACGATACGACAAACGGCATGGCGGCGGCGATCAAGATGTCGGGTTCACGGGGCAAGGAAGCGGTGCGAAAGCTGCGAAGCTATGGGTTTATCCAAAGCACGGCGCACAGTGGAGGCCGATCCTTCCATGCAATCACGCAGCTCGGCCTGGAGGCGATTTGCAAATGAGGCGCGTCCTTCCTTCCCGCCGTCCCTGCATTACGGTGAACGCAGAATACAACGGTATGCCCCTTGTCGTGACCATCGGCGTTGACCCGGCAACCGGCGCGGCAATGGAGGTCTTTGCCCACGGGCCAAGGTACGGCGCAGACCTGACCCGGATAATGGACGACCATTGCACGATTGCCAGCCATGCGATGCAACGCGGGGCATTGCCCGAAGCATTAGCGAAGGCCTGCGGCACTGTGCCGGTGATTGAGGACGGCCAGGAATCGACCGCCCCGGCATCGGCAATCGGTGTGGTTATGGACGCGGTGAACCGCTTGCCGGAGCATGTCAAGTGGATTGAGGAACAGCACGCCAAATGGCTCAAGGAGCGCGGGAAATGATTAAGCACATCATCGCACAAGCTATGTGGGCCGGTATCCTATACGCGGGCATTGCGTTTGTCCTTGGCGGATGGTGGTCGCCCTATGATTGGGATGGCGGAGACGGGCGGTGGGCGCGGCTTGCCCTGTTGCTCTTTTGGCTTTGGTTTGCCGTAGGAGTTGTGATGCCATTCCCAGAAAAGTGGCGCAAAAAATGACGGCACACCTTCGCCACATCACCCTGGACGTTCCCATAGCCCCGACATGGCTGATGCTCAAGGTTCGCAGCAACTGCGAGGTAATGACGCGCGAGGCCCTGAAGGAATGGGGTGTGGAGAGTTTCTTTCCGGGGCGACTTGTGCAGCGTCACAGATTCGGCAGAACACGGACTATCGAGCGCGCCGAAGTCACCGGCTATGTGTTCGCCAAGTTCGACCGCGTGCCGCTGGCGGATAACATGCGGGAACGCTTGAAAGGTTTCTACGGCTTTGTGACCTGCAACGGCTGTATCGTGACGGTCCCGCGCCCGATTATCCAGCGGCTTCATGGGCTATCGGTCGAGGCGCAGGAATTGGAAGCGGCACGTCGGGAAATGCTGCGGGTGAAGGAAGGCGACACTGCCAAGTTCCTGACCGGCGCGCTGGCGGGGCATACGGTCGAGGTGCAATCCATCGGCAGCGTGGTGACGGTGCTGTTGAACGGGCGGGCAATCAAGACGGATTTGGCTTCGCTGGAACGGGTTGGTAGTGTCGCAGTTTGAAATCGGGAGGGGTTGACGGTGCTTCGGAACCTGACCATGCACAACTTGTTAACTTGGTTCGCAACAAGATGTGAGCAAGCGGTGCCTACCTTTGCCGCGATTGCATCATATGTAAAGGCAGTAGCCAAATCACCCGTTGCTGTGTCATCTTGCTACCAAGCCGGGGACACGGCCACGACAAGACTGGAGGATGACGATGCCGCAAGGACCCAACGGGCAGAAGCGCCCGGCGGACGTGATCGGCAACGCGGTACACATCGCGCGGATCGCGACCGGCGAAGTCGAGGATACGAAGCTGAAGCAACCGGCGAAGCGCGCAAGCGGCTTGGCGGGTGCGAAGGCACGTCAAGAGAACACCACGCCCGAGCGGCGAGCGGAGATCGCACGGGCAGCAGCCAGCGCGAGGTGGGAGTGATGCCGTATCAATCCGGAACTGTGGCGAGAGAAATTCATCGTCTGGCAAGCGCGAATAGCCGCCCGGTAACGCCCCTAGAACTGATAAAACTGACTTACATTGCCCATGGCTGGTCTCTTGGGCTTCGTGGCGTGCCGTTGGTCAGCGAAAATGCGGAAGCGTGGCAGTATGGCCCTGTATTCCCTGAACTTTATCACGGGCTAAAGCACTTCCGCGCCTTTCCAGTCACGGAAGTCCCCGCCATTGGGCTTGAAATGGTCGGCATCCGCGATGAAATCGCTGATGACGACAAGGGACTTATCGCCTCTGTTTTTGAGGCTTACAGAAAGCTAAATGGGGTGCAGCTATCGTCGCTCACTCACCAACCCAACACACCGTGGGACTTGGCTTGGCGCAAAGGCAAAAATTCTGTAATCAGTAACACAAGCATCGAAAGCCACTTTAAAGAACTTGCAAAACAACGAGCCGCCTAGCTTCCAGATACCAGAACCGCCATAAGCTGGAAAACCACCTGCACATGCTGTCGATTTACTTCGTGCACTACAACTTCGTGCGGATGCACAAGAGCCTGCGCATGACGCCCGCGATGGCGGCGGGCGTGACGGACAAGCTGCATGACATGGCTTGGCTGGTGGAAGTGATCGACGCGGCTGCACCGGCACCCAAGCCGCGCGGGCCTTACAAGAAGCGCGCCGCGTAAGGTCACATTTTGTTACGCGGGTTGACGCAGACACGACCTATAGACTCAGCAGATCGAATCAGGGTAAAAAAGAAAAGCCGCAGAGTGCATCAACACTCTGCGGCCCATTCAAACCCGCCGTTGGCTGGCGGTTGCTGTGATCACCCT